AGGTGATCGTCCGTTGCAACTGAATTGTAGAGGCCATTTACCGCTTCTTCGGCGTATAGGATTTTTCGGGTATTCCGCGCAGCACGAGGAGAGCGATTCGCTGCGTTAGTTGCTCGTGGATGGTGGTCAGGTGCCCTGCGGTCGAGGGAGAAGCCGCGTGAACGGCGAATGTCCTCAGCGGGTCCGTCCAGATATGACACACCTCATGCACGAGGCATTGGAAGAGGGTCTCATATTCTTTCTGCTTCCACAGGTCTTCGGCAAACTTTGTGAAGGAGAAGGTGGCCTTGAAGTAGTCGCTGGATATATTGCAGTGGGCGACAGTAGCCGTGTTGTCGCCAAGCTCTTCGTCCTCCACGTTGAACTCGCAGTCCACGCGCCAGTCCTCCAGATGGAGGTAGTCAAGGACATTGCGAACGTGAACGGACGCCCACTTCTTGAACGAGGCAGAGGCCACACTTCCTCCCTTTCCATTTAATGGACACGACCTAGTTGCTGGGAACTTCGCCGCGCGCGATCGCTCGGGCCTTCATCGGATCCGAGAAGAACCGCTCTCCGGAGCGTGACTGCTTATTGAAGCTGGGCTTCTGCCGCCACTCCGCGTAGTCCGGATCGTTCTCGTGGAAGATGCGCTGGCAGTTAGTGCAGATGCCGAGCGTCTCAGAGCTGTCCGAGGTGTGCCAGATGATAGATGTTCGGCCCATCGGGTCTCGCATCTCACTCAGACGGTCGCAGCCGGCGATGTGCGGACAGTTCGCCTGCTCACGCCGGATAGCATCCTGCATCTGGATTCGCTGTTTGCGATCCTGCGCGCGAGTGAACTCGTCGTTGGCTTTCTTCGCGAGGTCAACCGGCTCCTTGCGAAGCTCCAGAATGCTGTCGGCGAGTTGCTTGTTGGATGCCGAGGCAATCTTGGCAAACAGCGTGACGAGGTCTTCTGTGGACATCGCTTCGATGGTTTGCGGCTTGCGGGACTTCTTGATGGTGGGGGCGAGAGTCTCTTCGACTTCTTCGGGTACTTCTTCAAATGCGGTATCAACTTCAGTTGCTTCTGTCATTCCGGTCTCCTGCGTAATCCGACGCTAACGGGGTTGGGTTATGCTGCTACTACGTTCCTATTTCTGTGGTTGTACAACTGCTTGTACCAAACGGTGCTGCCGCGGGATGATGGCTTACCAAATTCCTTGTCGCACTGCTCCTCGGTCAGGAGGTCAGCTTTGATGAACCGCAGTAGCACGGTTCGCCACCCACGTATATCTTCCCGAATCATCACGTCGTTCTTGTCATCGAACTGGTACAACGAGTATTCGGGGAGTTCTCCGTACGCGACGTAGCCGAGATACTTGTAGTTCTTGCCGTCCCAGTCCTTGCGTGGGCCGTGAGCTACGAGGTACATCGCGAGGTCCCCGGCTATGCCGCCTTCTTTGATGAAGAGATTTGGGACAATCCGGTGTAGCTTGAGCAGGAGATCCGAGGTGTGCAGGACGCGGCCCCAACGGGCATCGACCTTGCGAAACTCTTCCTGATCTTCGTGCCTCTGCTTCTTGACTGCCTCAGAGCCAAAGTTGCGCTCTTTGAGGCGGCTAGTGTGCTCCGCCATTGATAGCTTGGGCTCGGCCTCGCAGGATGTACACTGCGACTTATAGCCGTCTTTCATAGAGGAGTCGCGTCGGAAGTGCTTGTAGGAGAGCAATCGGTAGCAAGAATTGCACTCTTTGCCAAGCACTTCGTCGGCGGCGGCTATGTCAGGATCAATTTGGTTGAGGGCGTAATCGCTCACGCTTCACCTTTTCCATTTTCTGGACGACTTAGTTCAGGTCGATGGCAAATTCAGTGAGGGTAAGGATATTGCCCGAGTTGCTGGCGTTCCACTTACCCGATACCACGAACTGGAGGTTGGACGCGGCGGCCGCGGCTACCTGCGTGGTTGCGGCAGGAGTCGAGAAGGTCGCGGAGTTACCCGAGGAGCCGATGACTCCGTTTTCGATGATACCATCCACCTTGCCCGATGTTATGTCCCACAAGAGGATAGCTTCAAGGAGGAAGTGACCGGAGACGGCCCCAAACGCACCGGACGTTCCCGTGGTTACGCTGGTTATAGCGAGGTCGCTTCCGACGGTGGCCGAGGAGCCAAGATACAGTTTGATCTGTAGGTCGTTCGTGGCTACGCCGGAAGTGAAGGTGCCCTGCGCGCGCACCTTGAAGGCACGGCCGTTGAACGAGTCGGACGTGAAGTACGGGCAACCGAGGTTGTTCGGGATCTGCGAGTACGCGCCGTACGCCGGAACGAGTAGGGCGGGATTGCTGCCGACCACTGCGCCGTTCTGCGAACCCTGGATAGCCGTCTGAAGAGGAATCGACAGGACGGCGGGTACGTAGGTGGATGCCGTGTCCGTGCCGACGGTGAAGACGGTCTCGACGGTGTTCGTGACGGCTAGAGGCTGAAGGACGCCGCGCTTGGTTCCCGAAGGACTGGCCGCGAAGTTAGTGAAAACCGCGATTGTATTCTGGTTTGCCATTTGTTACTCCTGATTTTCGGTTGGTTGAAGCTGTGTTTGGTCTGAGGTGCTGGTTGGTGCAGCTTCCTGAACCACGGTCTCGGTTGCAGACTCTTCAGGAGCTTGTGGTACGCTTGGTTCCTCCATTATCTGGACGGGAAAGTCGATGGCGGCGCCGGTCTCAAAGATGTTGCCGGCCCTGTAGACCTCGTCGAGGGTGTAGTCTGGCTCAGAGTTATCCCCAGCATTGCTGCTAGTTCCGCCAGAGTCAGCGTTTTCTGCTGCGGCGTCGGCATTTTGGAGCACCTCCGGCTCTTGAGAGAGGCTTGCGGTAGTTACGGATGCTTTGAGAGCCCCATACTCCGCCTGCGCCGCGTTGTTTAGCACCTGCCCATCCGCCAGAGACTCGTCAAGGCGGAGGAGCCGGGCTGCGGCCGCGTTCTCTCTGTCGTCGGATGCCTTTTCGGGCACGATCGGATCACCCGCGTCGGCGCGCGCCTTCAAAACCTCTGCTCGGAGGGCTGCCAATTCTGGCTTGTTGGCCGATTTGTACCCTTTTTCGAGCAGTAACTCGACCGCGTATCGGCGGTATTCGAGTCGCGCGGAATCGTTGGATGCCATTTGGAACAACTGAAGCTCGGGGAAGTGACCGAAATTGCGCGCGCGATCCTCATAATTGATGCCTACTGAAGCCATGTTTCTCCTTGTTGGACGAAAACGGGTGTGATTGGGTCGAAACGGGTGTACTTTTCAGCAAAACACCCCAAATAAGGGGGTTTCGTTACAGATCGCTGTACTCAAAATAGGTACAATCGTTCTCAAAAGTGAAGAAGTGAGTCAGAAGTTGACCATACATTTTGAACTGGCTTTCCCAGCGGGGATGTTTGAGCCTTGTCCTAGTCGGCGATGTGCCTTGCAGGGACCCGCACAGGCCCGCAACCTTGTTCATTCTTCGCAGTGCCGAGGGGAAACTCTACAGCGCGTCGTCTGTGGTGGGAAACTTCTGACTCCAAGCCGGCAGCCTTTCCCTGATGTAGGTACTGGGCAGCGGTTAGGTGGGGCGAATCAAACCCTATTTAACGGAAACAATTTCACCGTAGCCAGAGGACTCCCGATTCTCCACCTCTGGATGACTTCATCACATCTCGTCCGTGGATACGATGTGTCGCCGAAGTCTATGTTGGCCTTTGCCAACAGTAGCGTCTCAATTTATTTATCGTCTTCTTTTCGCCACTACGGTGAAAATGGTCAGCGTAGATGGATTTGAACCACCGACTTCTCGGTTCCAGGCCGAGAGCGCTACCAGGCTGCGCTATACGCTGAAAAGGTTTCCTCCGCCGGACGCGTCTTGTCGGCTAACTTGTGCTCAAGTCTTCTGGCCGCGTCTTAGGCGTGTCAGAGGAGGGATAAAACTTTGGTGGAGCCTGTTCTCTCCCGCTCAGTCGCTAGGCGTCCGAGCGCGGCCCCGTGGAGGTTTTAGTGCGGCGTAATCCAATCCCCTCAGATGCTCTTTCTGAGTTATCGCCTCTATCCGACGAGCGAAGTCGGAAGGAAGGATGTCTTCGCCATCGCCGCAACCTCAGTGTCCATTATCTGGACGAAACTTTGCAACTTGGTGAAGGGGGCGGGGAATCTCCCCGCCGGCTCTGCGCTCCTACCCCATCACGGAGGGGGCGACCACTCCACGCTTGTCACCGGGATCCCCCATCTCCATCGGCTGTTCAACGCTGCGGTAACAACGCAGACTCGACATGGTCGGAACCTTAGAACCCGGCGATCTTGGTTCAGGCTCAGGGACTCGAACCCCGATTCAGCACGTCAAAGGCGCTTGTCCTGCCGTTAGACGAAACCTGAAAACCTCTAGTTCCACAGCGCGAAGTACCACTTGTGGAACAACTTGAAACCCGAGGCGATTCTACCGAGGCGTTGTATCTCTGGAGTCAGCATGTTGAGCTACCTGCCATCCTTGTGCCACACGAGCGGGCCAACTGTCCTTGGAACGATGTCCTCAGACTTGATTCCAGCCAGCTTGACCAGAGCCTCGAAGTCCCTCAGTGAAATCGTGACCACCTCGACGACCCCGCATTCATCCAAACATTTCTTGCCCGGCTTCAGTGAGTCGAGGGCGCATGACCAGCCGTAAGCGACACCGAGCTTGCCCATTGAGAAATTGTCCCCTACTTTTTCTTAGTCTTCTTGATCTTCTTCTTGCCGCCGCGCGCGGTACTCAACGCGATCGCGACAGCCTGCTTCTGCGGGCGGCCGGCGGCCATCTCGGTTCTGATATTCTTGCTGACTGTCTTCTTGCTTTTGCCTTTTACTAGGGGCCTTGGCCCCTCCTACGAAACAAAATCTAATAAGAGTTTGGGAGTCAGGGTGCCCAGTAGCGGCTGGACACCCCTTCTCGGCTTCGTTGAAAAGTACCACTACAATCTTAGACGCTTTCGCGGAAAGAAAGTTGTGGCAACCAACAACTATTTTTTCGACCTTACGAGGACGAGCTTTCACTTTGCAGCCGTCGGAGTGTCATTGTGGTTCCTGGGCGTAAAGTGTTGGTAAAACGTGTGTTATAGCTGACCCAGCCTCCGATGACGCGAGCAGGATCGCTCACGCTACCGTTTTCCGGGGCCATCTGCACGTACAGCTTGTAGTTCTTCTCGCCGCTCTCTGGATTCTTTCCCAGGAAGACGGAGAAAACAGCGTCATCGGCCACGACGTAGGTCTCGTAGTAGCTGTTGCCGCTGATTGTTACGATCGGGCAGGTGGTGGTCTGCTTGAACTTGCAGCCGGCGAACGTGATGGCGGCATCGTTGCTCGGTGCGCCCAAAAGCTGCTTTCGGTCCGCGTCGCTGCCACGCTTCAGGATGTCAGACAGACCGTTGATGGACGTGTCGTTCAGTACGTCTTTGACCACTGCCGGGTGGATGAGTCCACCCATTTCGTCGCCGTTCGTTAGGAAGCGCGCGTTGACGCCGACCAAGGACTGTACGGCCGAGCGGATGTTGTTCGCCGTGAGGTAGCTGCCGTTGGCAAGCTGAATGTTCACGAGGTTATCGACCGATGTGGCCGCGTCGAACGTGAGCTGAGTCAGGGTGTTGAGGGTCAGCGCGAGACGGTAGTTCAGCTCGTTGCTAAGGTTCTGAAGCAGGCCGGGGTCGTCGATTGCCACGTCCATCGAGAGGTCAGAGCAGTTGATGAAGTCGGCGTACTGACCCATCGTTGCCACGATCTTCGTGCTGGACTCGCTGATCGGAGAACCGA